CATGAAGGAATGGATCAAAAACAAAGGTCTATTGCCCCAAGACGAGGGACTGTTGGCTGACTTGATTTCTCCTGAATACGAGATATTGCCAAACGGTGCGATCAAGCTTGAGAGTAAGGATTCAATGAAAAAGCGCGGGCTTCATTCGCCCGATATCGCTGACGCACTGGCTTTGACTTTTGCTTATGAGCTTCCGGAGTATGGAATCGCTCCTAGAACTGAAAATGTCCAAGGCTTAGACAGGAATGCCTACGACCCCTTCGCTTAGAGTGTCTACATAATGAAAAAAATCTGCTTGACAATTGCTTTGTAAAGTTCAATGGAGAGAAACAGGTGACTACGGGTGTGGGTATTTGGGTAAATATTCTTATCTGGGAGTTAGATGTTTATCTCGGATTATTGATCGTTAAAGAAGTAATAGCGCTGTTTAAGAGATATGCCAGAGATTGAAATCCGTCCCGTAAGTGCCAAGGATTTTTTCTCGTATCCCGAGGCACGACGTTTGATCAAGGAGTATTCAAAGGAGTGCGCAAACAGAACCTTGGCTGCTTCACCTCCCAATGAGGATCAGTACCTCAAGCTTGAAGAGCTGGGACTTTTGAAAGCAGCAGGCGCATTCAATGGGGATACGATGGTTGGCTTTGTAGTTGTGGTCTTTTCTTTTGTACCGCACTTCAAAGAAGAAACGCTTGCTTCTACAGAGAGTTTATTCCTGAGCAAATCCTTCAGAACCGGAAATAATGGCCTCAAGCTCTTACAGTGGGCGAGGAACACCGCAGTTCTTTTTGGCTCAGCAGGTCTTTTTGTCTCGGCGCCGGCCGGATCAAGACTTGAAAAACTGCTCAGTCACAAAGCAGAGAAAACCAACTCCGTTTTCTTTTTGGAGGGTTTATGCAGCTAATGGCCTGCTCTCCTCAAGAGCTATTGTCGATTCGCGGGATCGAAGAGAGTGTCAAAGCGGCTCCTCAACTAAAAATTGAAATCAAAGAGGTACTTCACGCAGGTGTCTATACGCGTATAGCGATTGTTCCCGAAAACGTCTTACTTGTCGGTGCACTTATGAAAGTCCCTACGACCTTAGTTGTTGTAGGGCGGTGCGCAATGACAGTAAACGGCGGGACGTCTGTGGTGGACGGGATTGCATGCTTTACGTCCCCTCCGGGAAGAAAAACTGTGTTTAGGACTTTCGTTCCCACGAAACTAATTATGTCGTTTGCTACCAAAGCGGAGACGCTTGGGCAGGCGCGTCAAGAATTTACGGATGATGTGTTACAGGGAGAAGAGTTATGTCAGGAGTAACAACCGCTACGGTTATCGGAGCTTCTATTGCATCTGCGGCTATCGGAGCAGGTGCTTCAATGTATTCAGCTCATAAAACGAGCAAGGCTCAGAAGTCGGCTGCGGACCAACAGGCTGAGGCAAGCCGCAAGGCACTGAATCAGCAGAAGTCTGAGTTTGCAAGGCAAAATCAAAATCAAGCCGATGTCGGCTCGCTTCTTGAAGGAAACACGGGAAATGAAACAGGTTCTACGTTATTGACGAGTCCGTTAGGCGTTGACCCAAATCAGCTCAAGCTTGGAAAAGGTACAAGCCTTTTAGGAGGATAACCTGATGGAGAGCCTGAAGACTCAAGTTCGGCGCCGCTGGGAGGATCTCAAGGCGGAACGATCGACTTGGATGCCGCACTGGAGAGAGATTAGTGAGGTGCTCCTTCCTCGTTCGGGACGGTTCTTGCCCTCCGGAAACAACAAGGGCAATAGGAATGCCTATCGAGCGATACTGGATAATACCGGCACCAGAGCTTTGAGAACACTTTCTGGGGGAATGATGAGCGGCATGACAAGTCCTGCGCGCCCATGGTTCAGGCTGACTACTCTAAATCCTGAGCTCGACGAGAGCTATGAAGTCAAAGCATGGATGAGTAAGGTTACGAGTCTCATGCAGATGGTGTTCTATAAGTCAAACGTTTATAGAGCCTTGCAAATGGCCTACGAGGAACTCGGAGCCTTTGGGACAAGTGCAACTATTATTCTCGACGACTACGAGCGTGTAATTCATTGCATGCCGCTGACAATCGGTGAATTTGCGATTGCAACCGATTCCCGAGGGCAAGTGGACACCCTTTACCGAGAATTCCGGATGACGGTCTCAATGCTGGTCGGTGAGTTCGGACTGGAAAACGTAAGTGACTCGGTACGCAAGCAGTACGAGGAGGGCAAGCGTGACGCTTGGGTTCACGTGGTTAATGCGATTGAACCTCGTCTGAATTACGATCCGAGGAAGCATGACAATAAAAACATGCCGTGGAGAAGCGTGTATTTTGAGGTCGAGTCTTCAGAAGACAAGGTCTTGAGAGAAACAGGCTTTAGAAACTTTCCCGCACTTTGTGCCCGCTGGTCCGTGACCGGAGGAGACATCTACGGAAACTCTCCGGGCATGGAAGCATTGGGCGACTTAAAGCAGCTCCAGCAGGAGCAAAAGAGAAAGTCTCAAGCGATTGATTATCAGACAAATCCTCCGGTGATTATGCCTGCGGAACTAAAGAACGCCGGCGCCAATATTCTTCCCGGAGGAGTGACTTATTACAGCAATGCGGCTCAGGCGCAGAACATTCGATCTGCTTTTGAAGTACCTCTGCGTTTGGATTTTCTTTTGCAGGATATCCAAGATACCCGGGAACGCATCAACGAGACTTTCTATCGCGACATCTTCATGATGATGGCAAACTCGACAGATAAAACGATGACGGCAACTGAAGTTGCCGAGCGCCATGAAGAGAAAATGATCCTTATGGGACCGGTGCTTGAGCGATTGAATTCTGAGGCACTGGATCCGCTGATCGCTCTAACTTTTGAGCGTATGGTGGAAACCAACATGTTGCCTCCGATCCCAGAAGAGCTGCAAGGTGCTCCGGTAAACGTTGAATTCATATCCATTCTCGCGCAGGCTCAGAAAGCAATCACGACAAACTCTATTGACCGCTTTACACAGAATTTAGGTGTCTTAGCTGGAATGAAGCCGGATATGCTGGATAAGTTCAATAGTGACTTTTGGGTTGACTATTATTCCGATGCTTTAGGAATTGATCCTCGGTTTATCGTTTCGGGGGATCAAGTGACATTGATCCGTCAGCAAAGAGCTCAGCAAGAGCAAGCGGCTCAGCAGATGGCGATGATGCAGCAGGGAGCCAATGTTGCGAAAAATTTAGGGATCAGTGCAGACAGTCTTCAGAGCCAATCACCCGATCAAATAATGGGTGCTTTTACAGGTTATTAAAAAGCTCATTACTTCTCGCAAGCCCCGCCAGTCGAGGCTTTGTGCTGTCTACATAACGAGAAAAATCTACCTGATAATGGTTAGAAATAAAAATGCCGCTGGGGTCTAGTCAGCGGCGGTGTCGAGAAACACTTTAGGAACTTCTCAACATAAAAGTAATTGTATCAAAGCACGCGAGAAGATTGATGCTGAGTATGTGTGAAAAATTTCCTCTCTGGTTCTTTGCCGCTCGTTGGTTGATTCTGCTGGGTACTGCCTCAGTTCCGTTTGCTTTTGCTTGGAGCTTGATTAAGTGACAGAGGGGCAAGACTACGACCCGTTGCAGAACCTTTACGACGAGGAGCAGGCAAGGCTTGAAGGAGAGCGATACGCGCAGATCGAGCAAGAGACCTATGACAGAGACATTGAGAGTCTCTTGAGTACGGAGTCCGGAAGGCGTTTTGCCTGGAGGCTCTTGGAAAGATCCGGAGTTTTCCTCTCAACATTTAATCCCAAAGTGCCCGAGCCCGGCATGAGCATGGCTTTTGAGGAAGGCAAGAAGCAGACAGGCTATTGGCTCTTAGGTGAAATTCAGCGGCTTTGCCCGCAACAGTATTTTGTAATGACACAGGAACAGAAAGAATGGCAGATGAACAAAATCAGACTGGCTCGACTGGCTTAGCTACCCAAGGTGCTGTGACGGAAGGTCAGTGGGGCCAAGGCGAGGGTCAGCAGGCCCAGAGTGAAGGTCAGCAGAATTCCGCTCAGTCCAATCCTCCGAAAACAGACGGGATGCCAAACGCTTTGGGCGAAGTCAACCCTCCCAATCCGGAAGCCAATGATGGGCAACAGCAGCAGAGCACTGCTCCTGAAAGGTATGAGCCTTTTAACTTTGGAGAGAATCCGGCGATTGATCCGACAAGCATTGAGCAGTTTTCGACAGCCGCTCGTGAGGCGGGTCTTTCTCAGGAGCAGGCTCAGAAGGTCTTGGATTCTTTAGCCCCGTCTGTAGCAACCAAACTCCGAGCTGACTTGGTTCGTCAAGCCGGTGAGTGGCTAAAGGCCTCTGAAGCTGATCCTGAATTTGGCGGAGCTGCTTTTGAAGCGAATAAAGGGATAGCAGTTGGTGCTTACCAAAAATTGGCAACTCCGGAACTTAGAGAGATTTTGAACAATTCCGGCCTTTGCAACCACCCTGAAGTCATTCGTCTGTTCTACCGCATCGGCAAGATGACTTCACAGGACTCCGGCGTTAAGGGTGCTCCGACACCTCGAGACAACGGCTTTGCGGACATGTATCCGAATTCTCCGATGCGTTGGTAATTAACTTAAACAGGAGTGACAAATGGGCATTTTAAATACCTCTAATCCGACACTGGCAGATGTGGTTTCCCGTTTAGACGGAAACAAGAAGATTGATACGGAAATCATTGAAATGATGTCCGAAACCAATGAGATGCTTCAAGATCTGACCTCCATTGAGGCCAACGGCGTGACTGAGCATCTCACGACCGTGAGAACGGGTTTGCCTGAAGTTGCATGGCGTATGTTGAACTGGGGCGTCCAGCCGTCCAAGTCCACCACGGCGCAGATCAAAGACTCGATCGGCATGCTTTCTGCCTTGTCCGAAATTGATAAGAAACTTGCCCTGATCAATGGTTGGTCCGGCATGTGGCGTCTGACAGAAGACTCTGCTTTTATCGAGGCAATGTCTCAAAAAGTACAGCGTGCAGTTATTTATGGTAACGACAAGACAGGTGTGGATCAGATCTTGGGTCTTGCTCCCCGTTATTGTTCCGGCGACCCGAAGAAGGCTGATAATGCTAAAAACATTATCGACGCAGGCGGCAAAGGCAATAAACTCACTTCTATTTGGCTTCTTTGCTGGTCTCCTCGCACACTCTTTACAACTTACCCGAAAGGATCCCGCGCTGGCATTTCTCACCAAGACTTGGGCGAATACCTGACGACCGATGCCGATGGAGGCAAATATGTCTGCTTGGGTACTAAGTATGACTGGGATCTCGGTCTCGTGCTTCGTGATTGGCGCTATGTAGTCCGTATCGCCAATATCGATCAAGAGGCTCTCACAGACGATCCACAGACAGACGGCGGCACAGATCTTATTCGTCTGTTGATGACTGCAAAGAACAAGCTTCCGAATCTCAATACCGGCCGCATCGCTTTCTACTGCAACCGAGAAGTTCGCAACGCTCTGGAAGCTCAATGCATGAACCGCAAGAATGTTCAGCTTTCTTTGGATCAAGTCTCTCAGGCTCATCCGGTTCTGAAGTATGCAGGCATCCCGATCCGAATTGTGGACGCTCTTACTCCGACTGAAAAACGTGTGCCGTTCCCCACAAAGACAACCGAGTCCGGCGGTGCCTCTCAGGGCGGAGCTTCTCAGGAAGGAACCACTCAAGGCGGTCAGGGTAACGGATCCTAAACAAGTATGGGTTAACACAGGAGATTTTCGATGATTAAAGACGCATTCTTAATGCTTACACCGGATGCGGGACAGGCGCTCACGGCGGCCGCGGCATCTGCAAATACGCTTGATCTTTGTCAGGTCAAGCCGACTCCGGGGATGAACCGTATTCTCTCGGTTGTGTTTCAGGTGATGGAAGATGTCACAGGAACTCTGAGCTTTTCCATTGCACACTGCGACAGTGCTTCCGGCACTTTTAAGGACGTTGTTATTTCCGAGACCTTGACGGCGCCGGAAGCAGGCACACAAGTTGCGCTGCCTATTCCGGAGAAGACGCTTCAGTTTATTCAGGCCAAGTTTGGCGGGGCTCCGACAAAAGGCAAGGTAAGAGCATTTGTCTCTATGAGCCACGACAATTGGTTTGCGGCCAAAGAAGCGCCGTCTAAACAAATCGAATAAGTAACGATTGAGTCATTCTCCTTGAGGTTGTGGGTATTGGGCGCTCTTAGCAAGCGCCCTTTTTTAAAGGTACGGCTATGGCAAGCGAAGTCAGCATTTGTAATCTTGCACTTACTCGCGTCGGAGAAGCAGGATCTATTACGAGCATTAAGCCTCCGGAGGGCAGCGTGCATGCGAAAGTTTGTGCAGTACTCTATCCGGTCTCAGTCGGAATTCTCTTAGAAGCGCACGACTGGAGGTTTGCAACCAGACGAGCGGCTCTGACTGAGATTCAAACAAAGGAGCTTCATGGCTGGAGAGGGCTCTTTGCATTGCCAAGTGACTGTCAAAGAGTTATCTCGGTACGTCCAAGCGCAATTCAGCGGGCCCCGTGGCCGCAGAATCCGCCTTTTGTTGTGGAGAGGTTTGACGGGTCTCCGGCGCTTTATACCGATTGCCCGACACCAGTTATTCAATACATTATGGCGGAGCCGGGTGTTGGTTCTTTTCCTCCTCTTTTCGTGGATGCTTTAGCTTGGCACTTGGCTCAGGCTTTGGCGGGAGCCTTAATCAAAGGCAAGGAAGGCATTCAAGTAACAGCGGCGATTACAACGAAATACGAAAAAGCGCTGGCAGAGGCCATGAAAAAGGACGCAGGTCAGCATTATGAGCCGATCTGCCATGTTGCTCCTTGGATTGCCGTGAGGTAGTTATGGCGGTAAGAACCCTTCAATCATCTTTTACGGGAGAAGTTTCTCCCTCGATGTACGGCCGAATTGACAATGACAAGTACAAATCGGGTTTGGCCGTTTGCCGCAACTTTGTATGTTTACCTCAAGGGCCGGTTCAAAACCGCAGCGGCTTTGCTTTTGTGAGACAAACAAAGTATGCCGACAAACCGGCAAGACTCATCGCCTTTGAGTTCTCTTCTACCGATACGATGATTCTTGAATTCGGGCATCAGTACATTAGATTCCACTCTCGAGGCGGAACTCTTATGAATGCCAACGGAACGCCTTACGAGATTTCTACATCCTATAACTCCGACGATATCTTCGTGATCCACTACGCGCAGTCGGCCGATGTCATGACGCTTGTGCACCCTCACTATCCCGTGAAGGAGCTTCGGAGGTACGGAGCTTACGACTGGCGATTGATCGACGTAACGTTTAGTGCGCCCTTGAGTCCTCCCGGAAACGTTTCTGTTGAATACGTTCCCAACGGGAATGAATCCGATAGTCGTTTTACTTATAAGTACAAGGTAACGGCAGTCCAAGATTCGGACGAAGGACAAAGGGAAAGTGCGCCGAGTGCGGCTGCTTCCGTAAGCTGCAACCTTTGGTGGGATAACGCCTTAAACCGAATCACTTGGTCAGCTGTTGCCGGGGCCGCACGCTATAGAGTTTATAAGTCCACGGCCGGTGTTTTCGGTTATATCGGAGAAACGGAAGGGACGAGCTTTGAAGACAACCGAGTGGATGCCGACGATGGGATCACTCCGCCGCGCTACGACGCGATGTTCGGAGAAGGAGATTATCCGAGCGCGGTGGCATACTTCGAGCAGCGTCGCTGCTTTGCGGGAACCGTTAAGCGTCCTCAGTTTGTGTGGATGACGCGCTCCGGCACAGAAACCGACATGGCCTATCACATCCCTGTGACAGATGATGACCGCATTAAATTTAAAATTGCCGCCCAGAAAGTTTCCCGCCTCAAGCATCTAGCTCCGTTATCTCAGCTCCTGGCCTTATCGGAAAGCGCCATCTTTAGGCTGTCACCCGCAAATTCGGATGTCATCACACCGGAATCTGTCTCGGCAAAGCCTCAGGTCTATCAAGGAGCTTCAGAAGTACAGCCGCTTCTCATTCGATCAAATTTGATCTACGCCTCAGAGCGTGGAGGACACATTATCGAGATGGGCTACAACTGGCAGCAGGGAGGCTTTGCCGTAAACGATCTTTGCGTGTTTGCTCCACATCTATTTGAGCGAGCGAGAGTAAAGGACATGGCACTTGCCTTGAGCCCTCATCCGATCATTTGGTGCGCGATGACAGACGGCACATTGCTCGGACTGACATACATGCCGGAGCAAGCCGTAAGCGCTTGGCATCGACACGATACGATCAACGGAGCCTTTGAGTCTGTGGCTGTGGTCCCGGAAGGAGA